AGTACCTGACGATGGATCAGATTATGGCCTTGGCTGCGCAGTCGCCCGAGGGCTCGGTTCTGGCTGATCTGCCCAACCTGATTGCCAACCCGGAGGCCGATGATCAGTCCGCGGAGCTGCTGATGGCTGCCTTCCCCAACTTGAAGAAGCGCCGGGCTCTGAAGGCTGTGCGCGAGCTGCGCGACGAAGGCGAGTGTGACTTCCCGGTGCCCACGATGGTTACAAACAAGCCGATGATTGCGGCCTTGGCTCCGTGGGATGAGATGGTGTTCCCGCCGGAGACCACTGATATCCAGTCGGCCCGGGTGATTTTTCGACGGTTCTATATGACCGAGGCGCAGTTGCTGAACAAGGTCGAGGTGGAGGGCTGGGACAGCGAGTGGGCGCAGGAGGCCATCAACACGATGGGACGTTTCAGCGACTATTCGGACTTCTCCTACAGCGTTGGGCTGGCTGAGAACTCGTTGCTCGACCGTGAGAACCTGATCGAGGTGGTCTACGCCTACCAGAAGGCTGTCGATTCCGACGGTATCCCGGGTGTGTTCTACACGGTTTTCTCCCCCCAGGTTGGCGACAAGTGGGGCTACTTCGAAGCTCTGGAATACTCGCACGGTCAGTACCCGTTTGTGGTGTGGCGTTCGGAGGTGGTGCATCGTCAGATCACCGAGAGCCGTGGCGTGCCCGATATCTGCTCGACCTGGCAGCATGAGGTGAAGGCCCAGCGTGATTCGATCTTCGACTACACTAGCTTGGCGACGCTGCCTCCGATTGAGGTGCCTAAGACTCGTGGCGGCAACCTGAAGATTGGGCCGGCTGTGCAGGTGCCGGTGCTGCGCCGCGGCGAGATTGGCTTCCTAGCGCCTCCCGCTCGGGAGCCGGGTGTTGCCTTCAACCTGATCGACTCGGTGATGGCCCAGACTGATCGGTACTTTGGACGCCCCACCGAGAAGGTGCCGCCTGCGGTCACTCAGATGCGCCAGCAGCGTCTGATCAACAACTGGCTGCACGGGTGGACCGAGGCCTTCCGCCAGGTGCTGGCCTTGACTCTGCAGTACGTCGGCCCCGCGGAGATTATGCGCATCACGGCTTCAACTACGCCGTTGCCTGAGAACGTGCAGGACTTCGATGTCATGCTGAAGTTTGACATTCGGGAGCTCAGCACCGACCTGGTGACTGAGAAGCTGAAGGCTATATCGACCCTAGTGCTGCCTTTGGACACTGCTGGCGTCATTGATCGGGCCAAGCTGATCTCGGTGGCCCTGCGCAGCATCGACCCCAACCTTGCGAGCGAGCTGGTGATGCAGCAGGGTCCGGCTGCCCAGAAGATGTTCGGCGAGACCAACGACGAGATTGCGCTGATGTCGCTTGGAAACCCGCCTCAACTGCGCGAGAACGACCCAACGGCTGCTATGCGCCTGCAGTTCGCCCAGCAGGTGCTGGCGAGCAATCCGAAGTATCAGGCCCAGTTGCAGCAGGATCAGCTATTCCAAGCTAACCTGCAGAAGTACATCGAGAACCTGCAGTTCAGCGTGCAGCAACAGCAGAATGCGGTCACTGGCCGCCTTGGAGTGCAATGAAACTCAACCAAGAACAACTGGCCGAGGCTCTGTCGGTATCCGACGAGCACCCGGTAATCGCGGCATTCCTGCAGATCATTGCAGATACAGCAGAGGACGAGTGTCGCTCTGCTATTATGCCTAACCTGTCAGCAGAAGACCGTGCCTACAACTGCGGCAGGGCTGCTGCCATACAAGATTTGAGCTTGCTAATAAGCTCGCTCAGAAGTGAGAAAGATTTGACTTCTCGTCATTCTTGATATCTCACTACAACAACGGCTTCTTGGTGGGCCTTTAACCACCCTGGCGAACCATACCCGACTTGCAGGGTCAAAACAGCATGGACATCCCGAATACGACACAGGAAGCGCAACCTGCCCAAAACACGGCACAGCCCCCAATCAACCCGATGCAGTTCGACGAATCGGCGTTGGCGAAGCTGCTGAAGTCAAGATTCAGCGGGGAGGAAGAGAAGGCGAAGCAGCCCGTTGAACAGTCGGAGCCTGAGCCTACGGCCGTGAGTGCGGACGAGGAGCAGGCAGCGGAACCGACCGCTGAAGAAACGGAGAGTCAGGCCGAGCCGCCTGATGAAGTTCTTTCGGAATCCGAAGACAACGACGAGTCGTTGGGCTTCCGCAAGCGTATCGACAAGCTCACGCGCCAGAAGAAAGAGGCGCTGGAGAAGGCCGAGGCGCTTGAGCGTGAACTCAACGACGCCAAGAGCAAGCTGGAGCAGACTCAAGCCGAGCGGCCTGTGCCTGCGGTGGCGTCCAACGACCCATTCGCTGATGTCTGGGATGCGTCCAAACTCAACGATGAGTGGAGCAAAGCCCGGAACCTGAAGCGGTGGTGCGAGGACAACATCGACGGCTGCGAAGTAGACGGCAAGGAGTACAGCGCGGATGAGGTGAAGCAGATCAGACGGCGTGTCGAAGATGCGCTGGATCTGCACATCCCGAATCGCGCTAGATTCTTGCAGAACTATCAGCAGATCAAGCCGGTGGCCGAGCAGCTCTATCCTTGGTGGAAGGACCGTGCCAGTACCGAGTACACGGAAGCGCAGACGGTGTTGCGGCAGTTGCCGCAGCTCTCAAGCCTGCCGGAGTACCAGGTGCTCATCGGCGATTTCATTGCTGGCCGGAAGCTGCGGTTGGAGGCATCGAAGGGGAAACCCGCGGTGAAGCCCATCGTGAAGGCGCCGAGTCAGCCGGGCAAACCTACTGCTGCTCCTGTGAAAAAGGATGCGGCTACGGTCGGCCTGCAGCAGGCGAAGTCGAAGTTTTCGAAGACCGGAAGTCAAAGTGAACTGGCTCAAGTACTGAAAAGGATGCTCTAACCATGCCCCTGCTCCAACCCAATCAGGGCGGCTCTGTGCCGCTCGCTTCCACCTCCGCCGCTCGTGAAGATCTGGCGGACTACATCGCCATCGTCGACGCCAAGTCGACCCCGTTCGTGTCCATGGCCCCCAAGGGCAAGGACCTCGGGAATATGCAGTTCTCGTGGCAGGTCGATAACTACGGCGCCCCGGTTCTCCAGGGCGTTGTCGACGGCACCGATGTGACCGTCTCCAGCGCTGCGAACCCGGTTGCCAATCGGACCCGTCTGAACAACTACGGTCAGGCCTTCCGCCGCGATCTGCGCATCGGTTTCATTGCCGAGACTCAGGACGTTGCCGGCGTGCAGGATGAGCTTGCCAACGGCATTGCTAAGCAACTCGTCCAAATTAAGCGCGACATGGAGAGTACCTTCATGTGCACGAACCAGGCCGCTCAGGCTGACAACGGTTCGGTTCCCTACCTGACCGGCTCGCTCGGTAACTGGTTGAACAGCACCAACGCTTCGAACATCGGCGCCTGCGCTTCTGGCTCGGCGTTCCTGCCGGCCTCCGGCGCTGTCGATACCACGGCCTCCGCTTCGTTCACCGAGGCGACCGCTCAGAACGTGCTGACTGCCATCTACGGCAATACCGGCACCTTCCGCGACTACGATTGTATCTTGGGCACCACGCTGAAGCGTGCGTTCACCAACCTGACTGCCTCGGGCACCACCCAGGTTGCCAACACCAACACGATTGCTGCGACTTCGGTACGCACCTTTAATCAGGAGCTCGGAAATGATACGTTCAAATCCTCAATCGATATCATGGAGGGGGACTTTGGCCGGCTGATTTTGCATCCCACGACCTTTTTGGGAGGTAAAAACAGCACCTCGCTGTCGGCTCAGGCCTACAAGGGCTACGTCATCCCGATGGACATGGTCGAGGTGCGCTACGCCAAGCTGCCGCAGGTGAAAACTCTGCCTGACGCTGGTGGCGGTCCTGCTCGTCTCGTCGAGGCCATTGCCGGCTTGGTTGTGAAGAATCCGTCGGGCTTCGGCTTCTTCAACGGCGCGAGCTAATTGCTCCAAACACGGGGAGGTTGCTGGACAAACCCGGCAGCCTCCCCTTTTCTCTGTCTATGCATCAGAATGCTTCCTCAGTGATCGGAAACGCACTGAATGACCTTCCCGGCGATCTGCGCCGTGCGGTCATCAAAGAGTTCGAAAGCGGCATCCAGAAGGACTGGGTGCAGGCCGGCATCCAGCAGAAGCGGATCGCCAAGGACTCACAGACCGACTTGCGCAGTGTGGACGGCATCGGCCGTCTTCGGATGCGCATCGACCCTACGCTGTACCATGCCTGGGGCACCAAGTACGGCTACGACTGCTGGAAGGACTCGCAGTTCCTGAAGGAGATCGAGCGCGACAACCCGGAGGTGAGGGTTAAGTGCGGGGGTACACGCTTGCAGGTCGGTTGGCAAGGTGGCACAAAGAGAAGCAGTCAGAAGTTCACTTTATGAATGTTGGCTCTAATCGTCAGCTCGCCGGCGAGTTCGGTGGGCGATACATCACCGCGGCCGACGGCACGGTGAGCGGCAACTGGATGGAGATCCATGCCGTCTCGACGTCGATCCTGTCGGGCTGCACGTCCAACATCACCGGCTTGGGCTCTGGCGTGACCATACAGGCCGGCGATTCGATCTCCGGTGTGTTCACATCGCTCGCTCTGAGCAGCGGCGGTATCGTGGCGTACAACCGCAAGTGGGTCTAATCAATGAGACTGGGACTAGGCCTCGGCGTTGACGTCCAGCGGTTCGCTGGCGGCGGCGGCGGTGCGGACTATCCCATACTGCGGCGCGATCTTCGCCAGGAGGACGACTTCTTGGTCCTGTTAGAGAACAGCGACAAGATCGTCATCACCTTCGGCACCTTCGACTCTTTAGACTTGGAGAACGGGGACTTCCTGCTCCAAGAGGACACAGGCAAACTCATCATCCAAGCAAACTAGACACTATGGCAGACACGAAAATCACGGCCTTGGCGGCCATCACCACCGTCGATCCCGCGGCAGACGTTCTGCCGATTGTGGACATCTCGGATACTTCGATGGCTGCATCGGGCACCACGAAGAAGATCACCAGCAACCAGATCCTCGGGGCTGGCGGCACCGCCACCCTCGCCTCCGCCACCATCACCGGAGCGGCTAACTTCAACGGTGGTGCGCTTGCTGGTTACCTCAATGGTAACCTGATGTTCGGCAGCAGCGGAAACGTGGTAAATATCTTTG